TGCTAGAGCAGAAGCAACGTCAGATGAACATACCATCACGTTACCTTTACCTCTACGAGTATCTTTTGCGATTTGGTTAGCTTCACGATCGATTTGGATGCCGAGACCTTTGAATTTCTCTGCAGACCAACGACCATCAACATCAGTATCTAGGTCAATAATACCTTTCTTAGTGATCTGAGATGATTGAGCACCTGGCTTAGCGTGAGCGTTGATCACACGAATGATTTCGCGGTTGATCTCAGCAAGAATCTCAGTTGACAAGATGTTTGCCAATTCTGATTCTGCGTCTAAACCGTGGATCGCTTTAAGATCCTGAGCCAACTCTAATGAGTACTCAGCTTTTAGAGCACGTGACTTTGCAGTCACAGTTTGACGCTCAATGCTGAATGCCATTTCTGCGAAGTCTGTAGAACCTGATGATCCAAGAGCTTCAGCAGAGTCTGTTGCCATACCAGAACCGTGGTTTGGTTGAGGCATAGCAGAGTCACCACCGTAGCTAAGTAGACCTGAACCGTCAGCACCATCAGCAACGTTATTTGCTGGAGTTGCTTGAGTACCAGAGAACTGTGTATCAGCTTCGTTGTAAAGAGCCTCTGTACCACCTTGTGATGTGTACTTTGACTTCATTGCAAAGATAAGACCTGTTGGGCCGTTCATAGGCTGTACAGATGCTAGATCGTGAGCAATTAGGTTTGGAGCAGCACGACGTACCAAGCTGATCAATACTGGATCCCAGTTATTGATTGAAGCGCCAGTTGCGTTTGTTGGTGCAGCTTCGTTAAGTTGAGCACGCTCTTCATTAAGAGCTTTCTCAGTATTTTCCAACAGAGCGGCAGTTACCTGCTTCCGATGGTTGTCTTTAATGGTGCCAGCTGTTTCTTCATTGAGAACTGGGGACCATTTTTCGACCAAGTTAGAATAAGATTCCATCTCTTGGATCTCCCTTATTTAGATTGTTTTCTGATTGCTGACAAATATGTCGCCATTGTATCAGAAACTTCTTGTGTATCAGCTTCCGCATCAACGTCTGTTTCTTCAGCAATGGTTGATTCCACAGCTGGCGCTGCAAAATGTGCTTCTTTGACGGTAGCCACTTTCTTAGCGAAAGTTTCTTCGTCTTCGAAATCGATAGATTCGACAAGACCTGCAAGCTTCTCAGCTTGTGTATCAGGAAGATCTTTAGCCGCTTCAGCTACAATAGCTGCACGTGTATAATCTTCAATTGCCTTGGCTTGTTCTAGCGCTTCTTCAGTACGAGCGTTAAGAGCTTCTTCGAGTTCTTCGACTTGCTCAGATAGTTCGTCGACTAGGTCGATTTTGCTTTCTGGCACTTCGATGTAAGACTCTGTGAATACATCTTTTAGCTTGTTCATGAAAGTTTCAGCGATTTCTGTACGTAAGCCAGTTTGAACCGCTAGCTTGTTGTCTTCCATCCACTGCTCAACTACGTAGTTTAGGTAAGAATCTACTTTTTCTACGAGATCAGATTTTGTTGTTGCAATTTCCTCAGCAAGCTCATTAGCATAGTTTTCTTCGAGTGTTTCGATTTCTTCTGCTAATTTTGCTTTCATTGCTGATTCAAAGATGATAGTAGT